TGAAGCGGGAGAACATTGCTGAACGTGGTATCTGGACTGCTAAGAAGCGATACATTCTTAACGTATGGGACAGTGAAGGTGTTCGTTACGATGAACCTAAACTGAAGATGATGGGCATTGAGGCAGTCAAATCCTCAACACCAGCACCTTGCCGCACGATGATTAAGGATGGTCTTAAACTTATGATGAGTGGAACTGAAGAAGATGTTATTGAATTCATCGATAAATGTCGAACCGAGTTCAAAAAACTTCCACCAGAACAGATTGCTTTTCCACGTTCTGTATCTGATGTAGTAAAATATCGATCATACTCCAGCATTTATTCTAAGGGAACTCCGATTCATTGTCGTGGTGCTCTCCTCTTTAATCATTATATTAAGGAGAAGAATTTGACGAATAAATATTCACTCATCAATAACGGGGAAAAAATCAAATTCCTGTATTTGAAGAAACCCAATATTATTCGGGAGAATGTTATCTCATTCATCCAGGACTTTCCACGCGAACTTGACCTTGACAAATATATTGATTATGACCTACAATTTGAAAAGAGTTTTGTCGAACCTCTCAAGTCAATCCTTGATGCGATTGGGTGGAATGTAGAAAAAACTGTAAACTTGGAATTATTTTTCTCCTAATGGACCTACCTATTAACGACAAAGAACTTGGCACTATTATTAGTGCTATGCGTCTCGGAGGAGATGCTGCCCTTTATCAAAAACTAAAAAGGATTAAGGATATCCGTGATGCTAATCCTGGTGGTCCTTACAAGAAAATTGCCCGTGAAGAATTTGGAATTGTTATTTAATGATTAATGAAAACATATCATCAGTAGATAGAATTGCTGATGCACTTGAAAGAATTGCAACAGTTCTAGAAACTGGTGCTCACGTCAATGTTGATCATGCACATATAGATGAAATGCATGGCGATGTTGTCACTCACCCCAAAAATTTTTAGTTTTTAATTTATTATGGATTTTTTAAAAGAAATTGTAAAAGAGATCGGAGATGACTATACCAAACTCGCAAAAGACATCGACGACACAGAAACCTATGTGGACACGGGTTCTTACGTTCTTAATTCACTGGTCTCAGGTAGCATATTTGGCGGTGTTTCTGGGAATAAGATTACTGCCATTGCTGGTGAGTCTTCTACTGGGAAGACTTTCTTTAGTCTCGCTGTGGTTAAGAATTTCTTGGATAGTAATCCTGGTGGTTACTGTTTGTACTTTGACACTGAGGCAGCAGTTAATAAGTCTCTTCTTGAAAGTCGTGGCATTGACTTAGAACGATTAGTTGTTGTTAATGTAGTTACTGTTGAAGAGTTTCGTGGAAAGGCACTCAAAGCAGTGGATATGTATCAAAAAACACCTGTAGAGGATCGCAAACCCTGTATGTTTGTGCTAGACTCTTTGGGGATGCTTTCCACTGAGAAAGAGATTACTGATACACTCAACGATAAAATGGTTCGGGATATGACTAAATCCCAACTGATCAAAGGTGCGTTTCGTATGCTCACTCTCAAGTTGGGTCAAGCAAACATCCCTATGATTGTTACTAACCACACTTACGATGTTATTGGTGCATATGTTCCAACCAAAGAGATGGGTGGCGGTTCTGGTCTTAAGTATGCGGCATCCACGATTATTCATCTTACTAAGAAAAAGGAAAAGGACGGAACAGAAGTCATTGGGAATCTTATTAAGGCAAAGACTGCTAAGTCGCGTCTAAGTAAGGAGAATCAAATTGTTACTGTGCGTCTTTATTATGATGAGCGTGGTCTTGATCGATATTTTGGTCTTCTTGAGTTGGGTGAACTGGGAGGTCTCTGGAAAAATGTAGGAGGTCGTTACGAAATGACTGTTGATGGTGAGACTAAAAAAGTCTATGCCAAAGCAATTTACAAAGATCCTGAAATATACTTCACCCCAGAGGTGATGGAACAACTGAACATTATTGCAAAACAAACTTATTCTTATGGAGCGAATTGAGTCAACTATTTTACGAAACCTTGTTTTCAATGAAGAGTACTCTCGCAAAGTAATTCCGTTTATTGAACCTGATTATTTTGAGCAGAGAACTGAAAAAATTATTTTTCAGGAGATTACTGAGTTTATTGTAAAATATGGCAATGTCATTACTACAGAAGCATTGTCAATTGAAATGGAGGATCGTGCAGATCTCTCCGAAATGGAAGTAAAAGAGTCTCGTGAAATTATTACGGGACTTAATGATTCTCCCGTAGATAGTCAATGGTTACTTGATACTACTGAAAAGTGGTGTCGTGATCGTGCGATTTATCTTGCTCTTATGGAGTCCATCGGTATTGCTGACGGTGCTGATAAAGAAAAAACCCGTGATGCCATTCCTTCAATTTTGTCGGATGCACTTGCGGTTTCTTTTGATAATCACATCGGTCACAATTACTTAGAAGATTATCAAGAGCGATACGAGGCATATCATAGGAAAGAGGATAAGATCCCGTTTGATCTTGAATACCTTAATAAAATCACGAAAGGTGGTTTACCTAATAAGACTCTTAATATCGCGCTTGCGGGAACAGGGGTGGGTAAGTCCCTATTCATGTGCCATTTTGCTAGTTCCGCTCTACTGCAGGGAAAAAATGTTTTGTATATCACGATGGAGATGGCTGAGGAGAAGATTGCGGAACGTATTGACGCAAACCTTCTGAATGTTTCTATTCAAGATCTGGTAGATCTTCCTAGAACTTCATTTGAAAACAAAGTAACCAATCTAAGTAAGAAAACTCAGGGTCAACTTATAATTAAGGAGTATCCAACAGCGAGTGCTCATAGTGGACATTTTAAAGCACTTCTTAATGAACTTGCACTTAAGAAATCTTTTAGACCTGATATTATATTTGTGGATTATCTCAATATTTGTGCCTCGTCGCGTTACAAGGGATCTGCCAATATTAATTCCTATACTCTTGTTAAGTCGATTGCAGAGGAACTTAGAGGATTGGCTGTCGAAGCCGAGGTCCCTATCGTATCTGCCACCCAGACCACTCGTTCTGGTTATGGCAGCTCTGATGTTGACCTTACTGACACTAGTGAGTCCTTTGGTCTCCCTGCTACTGCTGATCTTATGTTTGCCCTTATTTCTACAGAAGAGTTGGAACAATTGGGACAGATTATGGTGAAGCAGTTGAAGAATCGTTATAACGACATTAATCTCTTTAAGAGATTTGTTGTTGGTATTGACCGTGCAAAGATGCGTTTGTATGATTGTGAGCAAACAGCACAAGAGGATATACTTGACTCTGGAAGAGAAGAGGAGTATAATCATGAGGACGAAAAGAAACCTAAAAAATCATTCGACGGATTTAAATTCTAATGAGTAAGCAAGTTGATTTTGAAAAGTATCAGAAGTTTGTAGATGCTGTTACTTCAGACCAATCTACAGATTTTGTTGCCCTTGCAGATCGTCTAGTTGAACTGGATGAAAAGGGTGCAAACATTGAACGTCTTCTGACCGCTGGTGTTGGTATCAATGCTGAAGGCGGAGAGTTCCTTGAAATTATCAAGAAACTTATCTTCCAAGGCAAACCTTGGGATGAAGCAAACAAGGAACATCTGTTCATCGAACTTGGTGATCTGATGTGGTATGTTGCCCAAGCGTGTATGGCACTTGGTGTTTCTCTTGATGAAGTTGTTGCTCGCAACGTAAAGAAACTTGAGAAGCGTTATCCTGGTGGACAGTTTGATGTATACTATTCCGAGAATAGAGAAGTTGGTGATCTTTGATAGAATCTGTAATTAAAAATGAACTCTACATGGGGTACATCTTTGGTATTATGATTTTGGGTGGGTTCATTCGTGAATATCATGCACTTGAAGATGTGTACTCACTAATAAAAAGATATGTTAGTGATAATCGTCTTATTATTATTCTAACTTCATTTTTAGGTGGCGTACTTCCTATTCCAGGACGTGTGGCATTATCTGCACCACTTCTAGATGCTATCGCACCAGCAGAAAAGAAAAAACGTTCTTATTTTGGTGTAATTGATTATTTGTCTACCCATCATTATTATTGGTGGTCACCACTAGAGAAGACAGTTGTCTTACCTATGGCGGTGATGGGAGTATCCTATACGACATTTCTTGGATATACAATCGTTCCTCTTATCATTACATTATCGTATACTTGGTGGTACATCTTCTCAAAGATTGATCCTGAAAGTGTTAATATTTTAGATAATGTTCGTGAGTTCAATTGGCGTCGTGCTCTTACAGGATGGGCACCACTGATTGCTACTATTATTCTTCTATTAAATACAGGTAAAGGTGGGGCAATCTTCTTCTTTCCTTGGTTCCTTGTGATGTCAATCTATTACTCTATTGTATTTAAAGATTGGAAGTGGGGTAAATGGTTGGATGGTAAGTTTGCTATCATTGCTACTATTGTTCTTGCATTTAGTGGTGTTGTTGGGCAAATAAAAGGTCCTGTGATGGAGTATCTCAAGGCAGCAACTCCTGAAATGTTAATTCCCGCTTCAATTGTTGCTATGATTGCTGCTTGGATTATGGGTTCATCTGGTAAGTATGCTGGTATGACTTCTGCTCTGGTAGCAATCTTCGGTCCCCAATACTTGGTGTGGTTCCTCTGCACTGAATATTCTGGATATCTATTGTCACCTGCACATAAATGTTTGATGATTGGACAACAATATTTTGGAACTCCTATTAGGAAATATTATAAAGTAATTGGTGGTCTGTGTGGCATACTTATTGGATATGCAGCGATTATAACTTTTGCAATCTAATGTACACGATTCTTAATTATGCTACAGCATTCTGGACTGTAGTTGTTATGAATTGTATTCAACCCGTTAATTGGCAATACTGTTATCGGGTTGATCAGTGGTTAGTTCCTGAACTTCACGAGGGATGGAAACTATACACTAAAGAAGTAGTCCCATATCAAAAAGAGAAGGACTATCTCAAGGGGTTATAGCTCAACTGGTAGAGCACCTGCTTTGCAAGCAGGGGGTTTGGGGTTCGAGTCCCCATAACTCCATATTTGTGCTATAGTAGGCACATAAATAACCGAAAACGCCAATGGCTGGTCAAAAGGGTTTTGTCTATGAAGAGAAAATCCATAATAAGTTGAAGGCAAAGGGAATCGCTCCAGCAGGTTTTACTCCTGCAAGAGCAAATCCATTTGCACCTGATGCAATGTTTATGTATAGCGGTTCTTCATATAAACTTGAAGTCAAGTTAAATCTCTCTACAGACTATGGTCAAGGGACTTTAAATTATGATAACGGTATTTGGAAGCTTGGTGGCGCTTCAACTCCAGAGGCAGATATTCTTCGCGATATGATGCGCGGAGTTGGTATTGAACAATTTGCAAATTCTGAATGGGGTCCTAAAGGTGCTCCTTTTAGATCAACTGTTCCTGTAGAACAGTTTACTCAGGAAATGGTAACTTCTGATTATGCAAGATTTGGTAATCGATATAAAGTAATTTCAAGTTCTGCTTTGCATGATTACTATGCAGCAAAGGGAACTTTCTACATTCAGATTGGTGGATATGGTTTGTACTATATGCGTTCAAACCCTTTACGTTTGTCGATTCCACAATTCAAACCTGGTTTGAGAATACGTCTTCGTACAAAGCGCGGTGGTAGTGTCCCCATCAATAATTATCGGTTTACTACTGCACTGCAAGTTACTACCAAACCTGGAATCTCGGCATATGATCTCGATAAAAGTTTAGACATTTTAGATTCATGAATTCATACGTTAAAGAATTAATCAACGACTACGATGGTGATAATTATGAACACTTCACCAGATATATCTACATGACTTTTCAACGTGAGATTGATTCTAGTGGGGGTAAAAATAAGGATAAATATATAAAGATACGAAATGACATTTTAAAGTACATAGTTACCAATCGTGGCAATGTTACTTTAGAACTACGCAAAAACCGATATCAATGAAATCCTTTCTTCAATTTCTAAGCGAATCTGCAACACAGCAAGCACAACGTCTTGGTCTGGAGGGTGATGGTCATGGTTCCTGGTATGATAGAAGTACTAAGGAATTTGTAGCGAAAACTGAAAAGGGTAAACTAAAATTTTATAATAAAAGACAGAAGATTGGTAAGGGTGATCCTGATCAAACTGAATTAGAAAAGAATGTCTCTGACCCCAACTTTACTGATCCTGGTTTAAAACAAGAACCGCAAGTTGTACCAGAACAAGAAGCAGCACCTGCTCCAGCACAACCAACAGTAGAACTCAATCCAGATCTTACTGCAGGTCCACAAAAAGCAGCAAAATCAAAAGGAACTCTTACTATTGCTTTTGGTAGATTCAATCCTCCACATATTGGGCATCAGCAATTGATGGATACTGCTAAGAAATCGGCAGATCAAGAACATGGAGACTATATTATAGTTCCATCTCGTTCAAATGATCCTAAGAAGAATCCTCTCGACGCTGATACCAAAGTTGCATTTATGAGAGGGATGTTCCCCAAGCACGCTGGTAGAATTCAAAATGATAACAATACTAGAACTATTTTTGATGTTTTAAAGAAAGCACATGGTGATGGATATGAGAATGTCAGAATTATTGGTGGTGCTGACAGAGTAGGTGAATTTAGTAAACTGGCAAATAATTATAATGGTACTCTCTATCAGTTTAACAATATTGAGGTCGTTTCTGCTGGTGATAGAGATCCAGATGCTGAAGGAATTGAAGGTCTTTCAGCATCAAGATTGAGACTTGCCGCTTCTGAAAATGATTACAAAACTTTTAAAATGGCAATGCCTGATGGTATGGCACCTAAGGAAGTGAAAGATCTGTATAATACTCTCCGTGTATCAATGGGTATTAATGAAGAGTGGGGTATTTGGGAAATGGCACCTAAGTTTGATCAGCAAACTCTTCGTGAAAATTATGTAAGTAAAACAATATATAAAATTGGTGAATGGGTTGAAAATATGAATACTGGATTGGTTGGAAAAATTGTTCGTAGAGGTGCAAATCATCTTATCTGTGTCACAGAAGATGATATTATGTTCAAGTCTTGGATTAGAGATGTGAATGAATCAATTGTCAATGGCACTGAGATAGGTGGAGTTCCTGCAGATCAACGTTTGGTTGGAACTGACTCACACTTTAACTATGTTTCATCGATGGTTCCAGGCGCTATGTCTAGCGGAATAGCGTTTATAAATAAATATAAGATAGGAAAACGTAAATCGTAAAATCTTCGATGACTAAAAATATATTTGAAGACCTTCCAGTACGTAAGCACGCTGCTGCATCTGCAGTTCCTGCCGCTAAAGAAGGCGTAAAAACGGAGAGTGGTGAAGGAGGATCTGAAAAGAAAATCCGTCAAGCAGTCTACGATATTCGTTATCGTGCAAGAAGAGAAGGTGTTGACCTGAGAGCAGCATATGCTCAGTATATGCAAAATAGTAATCTGAGTGCTCCCGAACAAACGGCAGTTAGAGCAAAACTATTTGGTAGGGATGGTGGCGGAGACAAGAAAGAGTCGTATGATTCTTTAATGTCTGATGGTGCTACTGGAACTGTTGCTAGCGCACTCTTCAAAGTATTTGTCGAAAAAGTTGAAAAGGAACCAATTCAAGAAGATGAAGGTGCAGAAAGAAAGTATAAGGTAAGAGTTGGTGATCCCAAGAGTGGCAAGTCTTATGTAAGATATGCTAATCGTTCTAAGATCACAGAACTAAGAGCAAAAGGTCTCAAAGTTGAAATGACTGAGCACGGTGAACCTTATGAGGGTGAAAGGAAGAAGGGGGGTAAGATGGATCCTGTCGCTAAGAATCCTCAAAAAAGAGATGGTGATGTAAATAATGATGGTAAGAAAGATGGTACTGATAAGTACATCTATGCTCGTCGTGATGCAATCAATGCAGCGATTGCCAAAAAGAAGGGAATGAATGAAGATTTCCTTGTTGATGGAACTACTTCAACCGAAGGTCAGGGAACGATGGTTCCTGATGGACCGGTTAATAACTATGCAGGTAAAAAACCAGTAGTTCAGATCAATCCAGATTCTAAAGTTGATGGTGCTGGTGGTAAGAATCTCCGTGCTCATAAAGAAGTTGAAGGTGAAATGATTGCCGAGAAATCGGTAAGTAAAACTCAACAACGTTTTATGAGTATGGTTTCTGAATATAAAAATCGTGAGATTGACTCAAATAATGATCCTATAGAAAAGGTTGCTGAAGAAAAAGGTGAAGAATGTCCTAAGTGTAAGAAGTGTCCTTGTGAATGTGGACACATGGATAGAGAAAAGAGAACTTACAGAGAACTTCTTAAGAATAAGTTGAGAGCGATGGGTATCAAGAACCCAATGATGCTTGGAGCACCTGAAGATGGGGAAGAAGTTATGAAGATTATGACTTCTCAAACTGCAAAAATGTCTGCAGAAGGTTACGGTAATAAAAAGAAAAAGAAAAAGTAACTATTAGCGTGCTATATAATGTAAATATGTGATAAAACAATGCTTGCATTTCTACTCCCATTAGCGTCGAAAATTATTAAAGATGCTATCAATAACATTCCAGAGAATGAAGAACTCGGTGAGAAGATGGTTGAGATCTGTCTTGTTATTCTTTCTAAGGCAGTTAAGCTGACTAAGACTGATATGGACGATCAATTATTGGAAGTTGTCAAGAAGGCAATGGTGTCAAGAGAGGGCGAAGAGTAATCCATTACTTTTTATAAATATCTTTATACAAGATTCAAAGGTAAAAGACATGGCACCACTTTGGGGATCTGGAGATGTATCCACCGATGAGCCAAAATTCACAGCACACCATGAGGGCATGGATACATCCAACCTCACAGTTTTCGGTGTGGATGAAACTGAACTTGGAGTAGCAAATGCTACTTCTGGTGATGCTGGCAAGTATGCCCCCGCCCACGGTGGTTGGGTTGGTATTACTACATATAATGATATGCATGGAAATCTTAGAGTTAAAACTGAGACTCTCGTTGCAATCGGAATTACTGGACTTGACCAGGCAGACGATACGATTCTTCCAGATAGCTTATAATATGGTATGAGATTTAATGAATTGAACGAGAGTAATTACTTGCTCTTTGCTATAAAATTTTATAATAATCCGCAAGCAGTCACAAGAGATGATTTTGAGTCTGACTTGAAGAGGATTAGATATATAAAACGTTTATTGAAAAGATACAAGAATACGGGTGAGCTAAAAGTTCACCTTATATTAAATCATCTTATAATTTTGTTTAATGTATTTGATGAGGCTGCTGTTCCTCTTCTGTTCTACAATTTAGAAGAAGATCTTTGGCCATCCATAAAAAGTTTTCTTACTTTTTTAAATAGAATTCCTGAATATCCAAAAACTCATATATCAGGAATTCCTATTGACTATGATTGCTTACAAGAATTAAAGTCGCTCTGATGGACATCAATAAAATTATTGGTATTGTTAGAACTCTTAAAGAAGAGGGTGGTCCTACTATGGCGATGGGTAATGGTCAGATTGCTGGTTCTACTGAGGCAGGAGATGATCCTCCAGTGAAGAAAAAAAGAAAACCAACACCAATTGGCCGTTATAGAACTCGCGTAACCTGGACGGTATAATGGATGATGCTGCTGGTGTAAATGCTGCTATTTTAGAAAGATTGGAAAGAGTAGTTGAATCTTTGCAGGATAACTCCGTAAAGATGGGTCAACTTCTAGCAGTCCATAATGAGAAGTTAGATAAGCAAGATAGAATTGACGCTGTACTCTTTGAGAAGGTAGATAGTGTACATCGCGAAGTAAATCGTAAAGCAGAGGAAATAAAGAAAGGTTGTGAGAGAGATATTAGATTAATTGATGATCGTCTTCGTCTTATGGAAAAGAAGATGTGGACCATTGCTGGTGCCCTGACTGTAATATCATTCTTGGTTAGCATACCAGGTCAAACAGTGATGGGAAATTTCTTGACTCCTAACCAAACACCAGTTATAATAGAACAACAGAAGTAGTCCTATTGTAATGGATCTGATTGATTCCAAGTATGTTGGATTGATTTCGTCACGCCTACAAAAATTCAAGAAGGTTAAACCAGACCTATACAACTTCCGTTGCCCTATCTGTGGAGACTCGCAGAAGAACAAGAACAAGTGTCGTGGGTATATGTATGTTATGAAGAATAACACCAACTTCAAGTGCCATAACTGTGGTGCTAGTTTGTCGTTGAATAATTTTATCAAGAAACTTGATACTACTCTACACAAGCAATATACCCTTGAGAAGTTTAAGGAAGGTCATACTGGCAGAAACTTTACTGCCGAAGAACCTGTATTCGACTTCAAGAAACCAGTTTTTAAAAAGAAGTTGGATTTACCTAAAGCATCTGAAAATCCTTATGCTAAAGAATACTTAGAGAAAAGGAAACTTAATCCTGATAGGTTTTATTTTACTGACAGTTTTAAGAAGTGGACAAATAGCAAAAAGCAAACGTTTGACTCCACATATAAGGATGAACCACGTATCATTATACCAATGTACGATAGAGACAAGGATCTCATCGGATTTCAGGGGAGAAGTCTAATTCCTAACTCTGTTAAATATATCACTGTGATGTTGAATGACCATTCTCCGAAACTATACGGACTTGATAATGTCGATGAAAAACAACCAATTTACATCGTTGAAGGACCCTTCGACTCCACGTTCGTGGAAAACGCTGTTGCTATGTGTGGGTCCGATGTTGATATTCGGTCGTTTGATTGGAGCGATCATATTTGGGTTCTTGATAATGAACCACGTAACAGAGAAATCGTCAACCGAATTGCCAAACTCATCGATAGAGGAGAGAAGGTAGTGATCTGGGGAAACAACATTGTAGAGAAAGACATTAACGATATGGTTCTTGCTGGACATGACGTTATGTCTATGATAAAATTGAATACATATGCTGGACTAGAAGCAAAAGTTAAATTTAACACTTGGAAAAAAGTATGAGCAACGGGACAAAGGTAATTAAGAGAAATGGAAATACTGAACCTCTTGATCTGAATAAACTTCACGTAATGGTGGAGGAAGCATGTAAAGACTTGGCAGGTGTTTCTGCATCTCAAGTTGAAATGCAATCTGGCATTCAATTTTATGATGGCATCACTACAGGAGAGATACAGGAGATCCTGATTCGCTCTGCAAGCGACTTGATTGATCTGGACCATCCCAACTATCAATTCGTTGCTGCCCGCTTGCTCCTGTTCGCTCTCAGGAAGCAACTTAACGGTCGTAGACACGAGACACCTTCTGTTTATGAACATACTAAACTCTGTGTAGAGAAAGGAGTTTATGATGCGGAAATTCTTGATCTCTACACCAAAGAAGAGTTTGATAAACTCGAATCATTTATCGACCATCAACGCGATTATCTGTTTACCTATGCTGGTTTACGTCAGGTTGTGGATAAATACCTAGTGCAGGATCGTAGCACGGGTGCTCAATATGAGACACCTCAGTTCATGTATCTTTTGATTGCAGCAACAATTTTTTCTAAGTATCCAAAAGAAACCCGTTTAGATTACGTAAAGAAATACTATGAAGCAATCAGCAGACACAAGATCAACATCCCAACACCGATCATGGCAGGCGTCAGGACACCCTTGCGTCAATTTGCATCTTGTGTTCTCGTTGATGTTGATGACACCCTCGATAGTATCTTTAGCAGCGATATGGCTATTGGTAAATACGTCGCACAAAGGGCTGGTATCGGTATTAACGCAGGCAGAATTCGTGGGATCAATGCTAAAATCAGAGGCGGAGAGGTACAACACACAGGCGTGGTCCCCTTCCTTAAAAAGTTTGAATCAACTGTACGATGCTGCACTCAAAACGGCATCAGAGGTGGTTCTGCTACAGTTCACTTTCCTATCTGGCACCAAGAAATAGAGGACATTATTGTTCTCAAAAATAACAAAGGCACAGAAGACAACCGGGTACGCAAACTTGACTACTCAATCCAGATTTCAAAACTTTTCTACGAACGTTTCATTGCGAATGGAGAGATTAGCTTATTCTCACCGCATGACGTACCAGGTCTCTATGATGCTTTTGGTACTGATTCATTTGACGATCTCTATGTACGCTATGAATCAGATGAGTTTACTCCAAGAAAGACTATCGGGGCACAAGATCTTTTCTTAGATCTCTTAAAGGAAAGAGCAGAGACTGGTCGTCTTTATATTATGAACATTGACCATTGCAATTCTCACTCATCCTTTATGGATAAGATTGAGATGAGTAACTTGTGCCAGGAGATTACTCTTCCTACTAAACCTTTACAACATATTGATGATGAAAACGGAGAAATTGCTCTCTGCATACTTAGTGCTGTTAATATCGGAAAAATTAGGGATATGGAAGATCTTCAAATTCTTTGCGATCTTGCTGTTCGCAGTCTCGATGAACTTATTGATTTTCAAAACTACCCCATCAGAGCAGCAGAAATCGCCACAAAAGCACGCCGCTCACTTGGAATTGGTTATATTGGTTTAGCGCACTTCCTGGCGAAGCAGGGGTTCAATTATAGCGAAGCAGGTGCCTGGGATGCAGTTCATAAACTGTCTGAATCCTTTCAATATTATCTGATTTCTGCTACAGTAGAACTTGCTAAAGAAAAAGGTGCTTGTGAGTATAGTGGTCGAACAAAGTATGGAAATGGAATTTTGCCCATCGATACATATAAGAAGGATGTGGATGAAATTGTTCCAAATGAGCTTCAGTATGATTGGGAGAGTCTTAGGGCACAAGTTAATCAATACGGAGTTAGGAACTCAACATTGTCCGCACAGATGCCTTCAGAGAGCAGTTCCGTTGTGTCAAATGCAACTAATGGAATTGAACCACCTAGAGGATACTTGTCCATTAAGAAGTCCAAAAAAGGACCTCTTAAGCAAATTGTTCCACAATATGCAACATTGAAAAATAACTATACTTTACTATGGGATATGAAGTCTAATCGTGGTTATATTAACATTGTTGCTGTAATGCAGAAGTTCTTTGACCAAGCAATTAGTGGCAATTGGAGTTATAATCCAGAGAACTATCCTGACAATGAAGTTCCAGTTTCAGTAATGGCACAAGATCTTTTAACTACATACAAATACGGTTGGAAGACTTCATATTATCAGAACACATACGACTTCAAGACTGACGAGGTAGAAGATACTAAGGAAAGTCTTGATAATCTAATCACTCAACTAGAAAACGCCGAGGAGGAAGACTGTGAGTCTTGTAAAATTTAAGACAAACAATGAGGATAGACCAATGGTCGAATCCATGACTGTTTTTAATTCAGAAGTGGTTGATACCAAAAAACAACCAATGTTCTTTGGTAAACCATTGGGTATTCAGAGATACGATTCTTATAAGTATCCAATTTTTGACAAACTCACAACGCAGCAGTTAGGGTATTTCTGGAGACCTGAAGAAGTTTCTCTTCAGAAAGATCGTGCTGATTATCAGACATTACGTCCAGAGCAGAAGCATATCTTCACTTCTAACCTGAAGTATCAGATTATGCTCGATTCTGTTCAGGGTCGTGGTCCTGGTATGGCATTTATTCCTTACTGCTCCTTACCTGAATTAGAAGCGTGTATGGAGGTCTGGGGATTCATGGAGATGATTCACAGTCGTTCATATACACATATCATCAAAAACATTTATGCAGACCCTTCAGATGTGTTTGATCATATTCTGACTGACGATCGTATTGTCGAACGTGCAATGAGTGTGACAGAGGCATATAATGACTTTATCAATGCAGCACATCATTATGATAGTACTAATGATTGGCAACACGCAATAGAAGGAGTTCCTTATGCACAAAGTTCAAGATATGAACTCAAACGCAAATTGTTTAAAGCAGTTGCAAACGTTAATATTCTTGAAGGTATTCGCTTTTACGTATCATTTGCATGTAGTTTTGCTTTTGGCGAACTCAAACTTATGGAGGGAAGTGCAAAAATCATCTCACTGATTGCTAGAGATGAGAACCAACATCTTGCCATTACTCAGAATATTCTGAAGAAGTGGAAGGAAGGTGATGATCCTGAGATGGCACAAATCTTCAAAGAAGAAGATCGTTGGTTATATTCTATGTTTGAAAAAACTGTGAATGAAGAAAAAATTTGGGCAGAGTATTTGTTTAAAGATGGATCAATGATTGGTCTCAATGATAAATTGTTGCAGCAGTATGTTGAGTGGATCGCCAACCGTAGAATGAAAGCAATTGGATTAAAACCTATCTATGACATACCCGCAAAGAATAACCCACTCCCCTGGACGGAACATTGGATTTCGTCGAAGGGTCTTCAAGTTGCTCCTCAAGAAACTGAGGTTGAGTCTTACATCGTCGGAGGAATTAAACAAGATGTCAAAAAAGATACCTTCTCAGGATTCCAACTTTGAAGAAGTATGGAAGGAGATGGATGAGATAGAACCTCTTACTCCACCTCCTCCTTCAAAAAAAGAATTATCTAATGAAGCACTAAGAGCATATAGAGAAGCAGCATTGTCTGATGCCTATATGTTTGGTGAATATAATGGATATGATGCATATCAAGACTATGGTGATATTCCAAATTGAGAGGACTTAGGTCCTCTCTTTTTTTTATAAATATCTAAAAACAGTATCTGTGATGAAGACGTATAAGAAATTTGTTACTGAATCAAATCAGGCAGTAGAAAATCTTCATGAAGGTTGGAGGTCTGGTCTACGTGCTCTTGGAAGAAGTGTTGGTAGACAAATGGTAAAGAGACCTGTTGATATTGTGACAGGTCTTTATGGGGCACAGAGAGCGTCTCAAGCGGCAACAAATCCTGCAGGGTATGATGAACCTGGTGTATATGCTGGATTGGGTCAAATGATTCCATCGGTAAATCCTGGAGCTGCTGCAGTCAAATATGGTGCTATGGCATTTGATGCTGTAAGAAGAATTAAATCTTATCAGAAATACTTGAAGATGAAAAAGAAAGAAGAAAAAGAAGAAGCAGCGAAATAATAATTTTTAAGTAAAACTACAAAGTATCGGAAATGGCATCACTAAACGAAGGAAGAAAAAAATTAAATTTTGGCACTAAGAGTGGTGTTGGTAATGTTGATATAGAGACTTCCCGTTCAAAGGTGCAAGATCCTGCCAATACTACTGTAAACCCAAAGAAAGAATCACCTAAAAATAGTGGTCAGGGATTTAATCCGAGCAAAGAATCCGCAGCACGGTATGCTGGTAAACCTGATGTTGTACAACAGACAAAAGTTGCCGATGATATTAGATCTCGTGCAGGAGTAGATCCTACACCTAAAAAAGCAGCTTCTAATATCATTGGTGGTGGTAAAGCTCCTGATGCTGATGATATTAAAGTTGGTGGAGAAACAGCAAAACCTGGAAGAGGTCAAAGATATCGTCAAGCAAGACCGTCAGATGTAAAGTCTACTGGTATTGGGACTAGAACAAAACCAGCACCAATACCTAAAACAACCGCAGTTAAACAGTCTGAGGTATCTAAGAGAGCAGAGAGATTTAGGCAATCTTTTGGTACGCCTACTGGTGCAAATCCTCTTACAGGGGCACCAACGTACAGATCACTTCCTGCAACGACTAATCTACCACAGGGTGTTGGTGGAAGAGCACCAAGTTCGAGACAGTATAGTAAAGTAAAGGTTAGTGATTTAACTCCTACTGCAAAACCTACAAAAGCAGTATCAGCACCAACTAAAACAAAGGTAAAACTTCCAAAACTAACTGTAACGAAATTACCAGCACAACCATCTACAACAATAAGAAGAAGATCTGGAGATGCTGGTCCAAGTAGTAAACTTGATGCTGGAAAGTTTACACCACCAAAAAGTGCAACCAGATCCGTTACAACATCAAAAGAACCTACTTTAGATCTTGGTCGTAAAACTCAAGTTAAAACTAGAGCAGGATCAGTATCATATAAACCCGAAAAGTACAAGGTATCTTCTAAATATGGTCCTTTGAGTGTAGCTGGTGATGCTTTATATGGTGGAGTTGTTGGTTATGATGCATATCAGAAAGCAAAAGCAAGAGGACAAACTGATGCCTATGCATATAAGCAGGCAGCGGCGCAAGGCGGTACTGTAGCTACTGCTGGTGCTGCAGGTGGTGCTTTTGGTAGAAAGATTGGTTCTAAGGCTCCAGGATGGTCAAAGATGATTGCTGCTCCAGTTGGTGACATTCTCGGTAGTTCTATTGGCGGATATGTTGCACAAACTGCTAGTCCAGGAATAGTTGGAGCAAGTAAGTCTGATAAGAAATGGATGCAATGGGCAAATCGTTCTGTCCAACAAGGAACTCCCACACAATCTGCAACTTCAAAAAGCGGAAACCGAGCGATTGTACGTGATGCTAAAGGTAAAGAACGGGTTGGATACCGTGCTTATAAGGGCGGCAAAGCAGTGTACAAGCACGGTAACGATCCCTCTTCACTTCAATACACTTCTAGTAATCCTCTTGAAAGAATTGGTAGAACAGTTGGTAGTAGTGGTGGTCTTGGTCCAGTCTCTGATTTGATTAAGGGATACTACTCTAGAAAAGATACTGCAACTAGAACAGCAAACGTTGCTGCTCAAAGATCTAGAGCAAGTAAGTGATAAATACTAAGATAGGAAACTAACTGGCAATGTATAATCTTTCGGAAGACAAGCACATCTTTTTGCATGTAACATACTCTATGCTTGAAGAGGGATATGATATTGATGAAATTCTTGGAATGTGGGTGCTGGCGGATGAAGAAGAGTTGAGTGAACTTATGGAGTCACTTACTTTAACTGAAGAAATTGATCTTAGTAATCAAGATCTAGAAGGTATTACTAGATATTATTTTGGCGAAAGATTTAAACCCAATTTAAATTTTAGTTGGTTAAAAAGATTATTTGGTAGGGGACAGAAGATTAAACCACCTAAGGTAACACCTAAGGTAAAACCAACAAAACCCGTTACTACTTCTGGAGGTAAACCTGTTACTCAAGGTAGTGGATCATCTAAACCTACAACGAAACCAAAAGTTACGAAGAATACCACTGGAACATTAGCAGATAAAGTTAAGAAAAATGCACCTAAGATTGTAGCTGGTGCCGCAGTTATTGGTGGCGGTTTACTGGGTGGTAGTGATCTTTTACCAGGTGAACCTGGTACTGGTAATAGTAATCCTCCACTAAAAGATGATAAAGGAGATGATGGAGATAAGAATACTGATAATGCAGCAGCAGATGCAAAAGCAAAAGCAGATGCAAAAGCAAAAGCAGATGCAAAAGCGGAAGCAGATGCAAAAGCATCATCAGAAAAGAATTCATCTTCAAATAACAAATCTTATGGTTGGTGGAGATTGCAAAATCAACCAAAAGATCTTTATAAGAACAGTCCTGGATATCAGGTAAGTCTTAAAGCATATAAGAATATTAGAGCAAATCCTGTACCTTCAATCTATGATCACTATGAAGTGATTGCAGACTATCTGATCAAAGAAGGACATGCTTCTGATATTAATGAAGCGGATTATATAATGAAGCAACTAGACGAAGATTTCGTTCAAACTATTATCGAATCTTCTTGCGGATCACATAAGAAGAAGTAATTATCTAGTAACTGATTTTTTAACTAAAACAGTCCCTTCTACTGCTCTTGTAGTAGATCCAGTGGGACTGTTTAATATTAGGTCGTAAAAATATTTTCCAGGTTTTAGATTTGTAGTATCCGCCGCAAGAAGAGATATTGTAACTCTACCTGTTTTTCTATCGTTAGCAAAAGATATTGTAAAATCGGCAGTCTTTAATGACGACTCATATCTCTTCATTTGAGCACATCCATTAAATCCAGTCAAGTCTTTTATACTATTAGACTGTGCATCTTCTAGAACAAATGTTTGATCAAAGTCTGTTCCAGTGTATAATACTAAATTACTAACGTATGTGACTGCCATCGTTTTTTAAATATTTATGGTAAATCAACCAAGAATGGAGTAATCCAATCTTCATTAGAATTTGTTACTGTAGTGATGGTAATATTTTTTTCATTTAACTTAGCAACAAACGCATCATAAGATGCTCTAACTGTTTGAAGTGTCATACTACCAGAAGTATCAATGAACAAAGCGATAGAAGATCCCTCTGGAAGATCATCTATCTTACAAATCTTGTACCAATCAGTTGCATCTGCAGCAGTTCCACCATCCCTATTTACAATTACTGGTCCGAAGGTTAAACCATTTGCTTGTGCTCCTGGTACTGTAGATGTATCTAGGATAGTGATATCTGGAGATCTTATAATAATTGGATCAGTATAACTATGACCTCTTATCGCAACATAGAATACTTCAACACCTTCGGATACAAAGTCTGCAGTAATTCCAATTGTAGTACTACTAGAACTACCATATCCACTATAAGTTCCAGTTTGGATTTCATGATTAAGAGCTGAAAAACTAGAATTAAAATCATCATCATTTATTGCACCACTTACAATTTCTATAGTTGCATAAGCAGGACCTTCTGGCATATTTGTACTAATACCAGTTACTGGATGCCTAGGATTTCCAAAGGTAAGATTTAGTGTATCTCCTTCATTCACTGTAGTTTTATCTACAGTCAGATCAAATAATAAATCTACATCAGTTACAGTTAGTGTTTTAGATGTAAGAGCAGTTCCGGAACTACCAGAAGATCTTTCGCGAACTACGAATCTAAAGACATCATTTTCATTTGATCGCCAATCGTAAAATGCTCCAGATCTAAATGTGGTTGCAGAACCTACTGTATCAACATCTTTAGCGGATGAACTCTGTAATTGATCATTACCGAAATTCCAGAGACCCAAATCTCTATAGTTTACATTACTTCCAGTTCCAGGTTCTTCTTCAAAATCTACTCGAAGTTGTGTTCCCACTGCAACATTTTGAGTGTTTATAGTAACATCGAATAATTGACCTTCTTCAAAAGTATCGGTTGCTATTCCAGTTTGAACTTCTACGAAATCTATATCATATATTGGGAATACATCATTGACAGTAATAGTTGGTGTTGTTGTTACTGCCGCACCAGAAGTAGAACCAGTTCTAATTGTGACATTAAAGTTTTCAGTTCCTTCGGATCCAGGAGGTTCTGCTACTAACGCTCTGGAGAATGTAGCAATACCGCCAGTTGTGGTACCATTACCAACAATATTGAATGATCCTGTTAAACTATTATCTGTAAAGTCTGCTGCTACAGTTGTTCCAGAAGTGCTAAAGTACAGCGTAGTTCCAGCTGCTATACCTGTTGCATTAACAGTAAATTCAACAGACGATCCTTCATTTACAACTGTTGTTGATACTCCAACAGAGTACAATGCTACAACATCATTAATTGTAATATCATCAGTTCTTGTGACAACTCCAACAGTTGTTGAGTCTGTTAAAATAACAGTACGGAATGTCTCTGGACCTTCTGTTACACCATCCAGTATAATTGTTCTGGTTACTGTTGCGATACCGCCATCAGAAGTTCCATCACCAACAATGGCGAATGACCCAGAGTTTGGTGATATTAAGTCTGCGCCAACAGCGGTTGTTCCAGATATACCTGATTCTGTGTTGTAATATAATGTAGTTCCAATATTTACGCCACTGGTTGTGACTACGAAATTGATTGTACCACCTTCATTAACATTAGTTGCAGATGGTGTGATATCATATATTGGGACACTAGAACTTTGTAGTAATGCGCCACCAAGACCTTTAATTGTTAATGCCCTTCCGCGAGCAATAGGTATATTTTGATTTAATGTATATGTTGATCCATCTTTAGTGACACCTTGATCTTCACCAACAAATGTAAGTAGTACTGATGTAGATCCAAAACTTACAGTTACTCTGTCGTTTGTTAATGCAGGTAAGTAAAATAAGGTTTCATTTGCTTCATCACTAGAAATATCAACAGTTTCAAAGTTGTCAAAAGGTATTACTCTAACGTCATCTGTCGTACTAATCCCAACTGCCTTTTCAGATAGAATTGCATCAATATAAAATTCAGGTATAGTTGTATTTGCAAACTTGGATTTAAATTTCCTTAACCAAGTTTTAAAACTAGTTCTTTGTGCTAATGTGGGCTTTGCCATATATTACCACCTAATTAATACTGCTATTGCAACCATTGCAACTAATAAGTCTAGAGAGTTATCCAGATATACTTTTCCGTCCAATCCTGGATAAAAATCATCATCACCAGTACCAATGTAATCATATGCAACTTCAACTTCTACAGTTGGATTTCCTATAACATCTTCCCATTTAGCAAAAACGGTTGCTTTCGATGCATTTTCCCACCATTCTTTCCAAGTATCCCAATTAGAACTATATTGATTATTAAAATATGCAGTATCAAAGTTTCCTTCATCTTGTCCATGCCAGTCCATCAATCTAAATCCTACTGCATTGCCATCACCTAGTCCAAGCCTACCAAATAGACCAATTTTGCACTGATCATCTTCTTGACCTTCTTGACATGTATCATCTACAAAAATAGTATTTGGTATTGAAACTAGTCTAGCAAATGGACCTATAGTAGATCCATAGGATGCATCATTGAGTCTTTGTTGAGCACCTCTCCAAGGTTTTGGATATGTATCTGATGGACCTATTGGAATATTTCCAGTAGGATCAAATGAAAAAATTATTGGTGGGTGTGGTCCTCCCAAAAATCCTTCTGTAAATATATTTGTAATTGGACCACCTGGTGATAATCCTCCCGCAGCACTATATGATATTCCACCTCTACATATACCGTCTTCCCACAGTCTTAAATTACTATTTCTTAGTTCGTTATAGTCCATTAAGTTAAATATACGTGTAAATCATTACTAGTTCCACCCCATCCAACTTGAATTGACGCTATTCCTACCACTGCTGTTGTTGGTGTGTTTATGCCAACGTTATTATATGAAAATGTACTAGCGTCAATGATTGTTACAGGAACACCGTTTGGATAAGACGATGTTGATATATTAAAGGAGGTTGCTATACCTGTATTTAGATTCATAATAACACCCCAATCATCATATGAAGTGCTTAGTCCGTGTGCCGGAGTGGTAGTTACGATAGCAACATTGTTTGATCTAGAAACTGATGTTGGCGTACAAACTCCCACAGAATCATTCCAATTATTCCAAGGTTTTGATGAGTAATCCCTAAATGTAAGATCAGAATCTGTAGTTCCTATTCCAACTTTTTTTAGGCAATTGAAAAATACACTTACTTTTGAAACAGTACTACCAACACCAATCGTTGTAGTTCTTTTTGAATCTCCATCTAGAATAGAAATTAACATTGCTTTCGCAACAGAATCTCTATATTCATGAATTGCCTTAAGGTTTGTTAGCTCACCACCAATTCTTGAATCTGTAATGTAAGTTGATCCAATTCCAACAGGAGATGGAATTCTTCCAATAAATCTGGAAAGTGTTGCTCCAGCACCAGACTGTATTGGTGCTGGTATGATACTCATCGTATCACTAAATTTGTATAAGTTAAATGCCTCTAATGAAGATCCAATACTTATAAAGTCTTTTGAACTATTGATGGTTTCTAGATGAGTATCTAAATGACCTTCTATTGCAATTTTATATCTATCAGTATACATTCTAGAACCTCACTTTGATTGGGAATGGAGTTCCTTTTCCCTCTTCGTGTCCACCAACAATAAACGATCTACCAATCCTTCCAGCAGCGCCACCAAAATCTTCCACTGCCGTTGATCCTTCTACTGCACCACTTCCGATTTGATTATTAACTTGTGAATGGGTTAAACCTTCACCACCATTCCATCCAGGACGATACATAGACCCATCTTGTATAGAAGTGATCGGTTCTCCTGCTGATGAACCGTCACTTCTATCGGATTCATTTCCATAGATGAAATCATAATCATCATGTACAGATGTTATATTTCCACCAGAGTCTTTAATTACAATAGTAGTTCCAAGTAATAATTCTAATGTAGTCCCATAAGTTCTTACTGTATGAGCGGTATCTCCTGCTTGCATATCAAAATCAAATTGTTGTTGAGATGTAGGTGTAAATTGTTCTGTTCTTGGTATTTTTGGTGCATTGATTCTTAATCCACTATGGGCAGGATCTCTAATTGTACCACCCTTATCAAATACTTCTTGAATACCTGTTTTTAAATCTGCCAATTCTTGTGGTGTAAAACTAGTTTCTGTTACTTGAGATCCATCACCGTTAAAGTAGTTATTCATAAAGTTTGGTATTTTTGCGACAGCATCATTTCCCGAAGAAAACCATATTCTTTGTGCAATTAATCCTAGGTTTGTCCAATCTGAAAGTGCAGAGTCATCAGTACCAATAAGTGTATTCCACATATCTTCAAGAAGTGTTGTTGGTGGATTGTTATTGTTATTGGGAGAATTACCTCCAGGATCTCCAGTTGCACCATTCATAACTTCATCTATAAGTTTCTCTGGTAGTCCTGGTCTTGGAATACCATTAAGTAAATTGGCACTAGAATTGAATGCTGATGCCATTGCATCTTTTGTAAATACACATCCAAGCATTTGCATAAATTGTCTTCTTTGTGTTGGAGACATTGAGTTTAGAAGTGGACTATTCCCAATAATAAAATCCGTGCCTGGACCAGTTCCACCAGATCTTTGTTTTATAATAAAAGATGCATATAATAATCCATTCTCTAAAAGTTCTTTTAAAAAATCTCTATCTCTATATGATTCTTCAATATAACGTTCAATTTTATCCATCACAACTACTTTATTATTATCGATTTCATATTCATCAATAATTGCTTGTGCAAGTGCCTTGTACTCCACTACAAAGGCATCAACTTCTGTTCCCGAAAACGGTATGTCTGGCCAGTTAAAAGTCATTAGTCTCCGTTCTCCGAAATTAATCTACCTGTGTTGACAGTAGTCTCATTAGCAAAATTTTGTGGCATCCGAATTTCACCGTATTCAGTTGTATCTACCTGATGCCCAAATCCTTCAC